ACCGTTCGGCGCATCTACGCCAAGGCCCGAGTGTCGTACACAGATCCATATTTCAGTGACGGCGTTGAGGCATCCGCATCAGAGACAGGGCGCGGCACCTATCCAGACCAGACCATGGACAATGTGACAACGCAGGAATATAAGTGGTTTAGCCTGCACGAGAACGACCTGTCAGGCGATTACCATCCACTGCCGGCTAACCAGGAGATAAGTGTCGGCTGGTGGAGTGCGACTTTGTGCAGCGGTGCTGGGGTATTCATATCGCCCCCTGTCCTGACCATCACGCACTCGGCGCGAACTGTGTCCGACCTGCTAGTGGTGGGCGATGACAAGCTGGGCGAGTATCCGACTTGGTTCGTTATAAGGCTGTACTCCGAGGGGGATGTGCTACAGCACACCGAGGCAGTCAACACCGGCAGCTCTGTGACGTGGTCCAAGAGCATAACGCCAGTGCCAGACATCGTAAAGCAGACACTGACCATTACCAAGTGGAACCAGCCGAATGCCGTGGCGAAGATAGCCCAATTTTACACATCTGTAGAGCAGACGTACTACTCTGAGGATGGCGACATCGTGGATTTGCAAGTGCTGGAGGAACGTGAGTTCGTGGGCACTACGATACCACAGGGCAATGTCTCATCTAATGAGCTGGTGCTGCGGCTAAACAACTCAGACCACGCGTTCTCACCCGGGAACTACGCCAGCCCGCTATATGGTGAGCTGCTAAACAACCGGGCCATCAGGGCCTGGCTGGGCGTGGACATGGTACCGTCTGGCGTGCGTGTTTGGTACCCGCTGGGCACGTTCTACTCCCGAGATTGGAACGCCCCAGAAGATGAAATTTGGGCAGAAGTGCGCGGATACGATGCCCTAGACCGCCTGAAGCAGACGGAGTTCTCTGTGTCTGAAGTCTATGAGGATATCACTCTGCATGACCTCGCTGTGATAGTGTTCAGTGACGCGGGGCTGACAGCTGCAGACTACAACATCGACACAGCCCTAGACACTGCTGCGCACACCGTGGCGTATGCATGGTTTGACACCATGTCGCACCGGGAAGCGCTGCGCAGAATTGCTGCGGCCGCGCTTGGGCAGCTGTATTGCGACAGAGACGGCATCATCCAACTGGTCATTTACACGGTGCCGGCGGCCACCAGCCAGGACTGGGAGTATACACTAGACAATAGTTGGCGTGTGGACCACCCACTGGCATGGTCCGAAATGATTAACTCTGTGCAGGCCAGGGCCAAGCCTCGCACGCCATCTGCGGAACAGGACATCTGCATAGACACCGAAGAGTTTACTGTGCCGGCCGGAGACACCACCACCAGAACACATTTCTTCACGTTCTCACCCTGCGTCGATGTGGTAGATCCGCTGGTGTTTGTCAACCCGGGCGGTAACGTAGTGCTAGATGACATGACCATTTATGCGTGGGGTGTGCTCGCCACATATAGCAATGCAACCGGTGGAGATGAGACGGTTACTAGTGTGACGATACGGGGCAAGACCCTGGAGCTAGAGGGTGGTAGCATAGTAGAGGTTGAGGACGCGGCCAGCATAGCATCGAATAGCAGACAGTCGCTGTCGGAGCCGGTGGAGAGCGAGTTCTGGCAGACCAACGCCCAGGCGCTAGCAGCGGCGACATCTCTGCTGGCCACATACAAGGACCCGCGCCGAGACGTACAAATCATAGCTCGGGGCAACCCGGCATCTCACATCGGCGACAGAGTGAAAGCGCCTGCGTACAAAGACATAGTTGTCAGCGAGTACGCGGTGCTGTCTAACGATATTAGGTACGACGGCGGGCTGGAGGTGTCAGTGCACGCCCAGCTGGTAGCTGGCGGCGCCAGCAGGTACAAGAAGTCGATTGATGCCGGCGTCGGTGCGGGTGCCGACATAGACCTCCACGAGATCAATGTGCGCAGGACAGTGTCGGGTGCGGCTAGCGCGGCAGCAGGCGTGTCACGGGCTGTAGCAAAGGGGGTCGTGGCGAATGTGGCGGCAGCACCGTCTGTGGACGCCCACCCGGATGCCAGATATAGGACCATCGTGGGCGGCGTTGCTGTGGGCGGGTCGGTGGGAATGGTACCGTCTATCTGGCGCAAGCCAATATCGGCCAATGTCGGCGTGGCTGCCTCAGTATCTCGGGAGGCTGATGTTACCATATTGAGCGAGGCAGGGGATGGATACGTCGGTCTCTATGGCGTTGCAGCAGGCAGCTGGTCTATCGCAGTAGACGCCGCAGCGGGCAATGAGATGGACGTGGCCGGCAATGACTTGATGGTCATGGCCCACCTTTCTTCCAATGCATACTTCCGCAGGTCATATATTTACTTTAAGACATCAGACGCTGATACAGGCATAGACCCGGGCCAGTCTATCGACACAGTTACCCTGAAGATCTACATCAACACATATTTCACCCAGGTAGGGGGCAGCAAGCCGCACCTGTGCTTGTTCGAGGACATGCCCACCAAGCCTGCTGAGTATGGGGGCAACCCGGCACTGAGCCAGCTAGACTACAATAAGTCTGGGTATGTCCAGATCGAAGAAAAGACAGACGCGGACCTTGGGTCTACGGCGTATGGCAACGACCCGGCGCCGCGCGGGTGGCATTCGTTTGACATACCTGTCGGGTATCTCAACCGCAGCGGCATGACGAAGTTTATGCTGGCGACCCAGGAGAACTCTACATCGTTCTCGCGGAGCATTACAATGGACTCGGGCAACGGCACCAACCCGCCCCGATTGGAAATAGAGACTGCATAGGAGGACAAAATGGCGTGGACGGCGCCGAAGGTTGATTGGGACGCTGCAGATGGGGTGCTATATTCGGACCTAAATGAAATAGGCGAGAACTTGGTATACCTAAAGGCACACGCAGACCAGGAGAGTGGGGTGCATGGGTCAACGTCTGCAGCCACCCCTAGCAAGTTGGTAGAGAGGGACGCAGATGGGCGGGCAAAATTCGCTGCACCCGATGCAGAGGATGACGTGGCGCTAAAATCCAATGTGACGTCAGAGGCCACCACCCGGGCGGCTGCAGACGCTGCGTTGCAAGCGGCCATCGACCTTATAAACGGGGCGACTGGCATGATGCCGATAGCGGGTGGCACGTTCACTGGCCCGGTTGTGATGTCGGCGCCAGACACTAGCTACACCACTGCACTGGGGCGCAACATTAAATTGCTGACGTCGGTGCCCGCGCTGGGCGACCTGGCGAACGGGGAAATCGCATTTGTCTATGAGGTGCCGTAATGGCTGAGGGCAAATTTGTAAGAGTGAACGACACCATATGCCCGGTTGTGGGTGAATACGCCCGGGTAAATGATGCTATTGTGCCGATCAACACCAACGTAGCTAGAGTAAATGACGCCCTGGTTCAGGTGGGCGTGGGGCTAGTTAAGCTGTTCGTTACAGAGCAGGTGTCAGACAGGCTATATGGCATCGATGATGACGAGGCAAACCTTGACGGCTGGCCAGTGTACGGCAGCGGCAAGTATGCTGACCCGTCAGATGTGGCGTGCGACGCAGACGGCAATTCGTACTGGGCCTGCGATGCTCACGTATATAAGATAGCCGAGGACGGCACGGAGACCTGGGACTATTCTGGTTTCGGCTATCCCGTACTGTCTATATGTGTAGATGCAGACGGCTATGTCTATGCGGGCGATTACGCAGGCGTGGTGAAATGCTTCAACGGCAATTTGTCCCCGGGCGACCCTGGGTTCGAAGTGTGGAGCACCAGCATTGGGGTGGGCACGTGTAACTGCCTGGCCATCGACTACAGCGAGGGCAGGCTCTATGCCGGATTCTCATTTGGTGCCCAGGGCAGAGTATATAGGATAGTGTCGTCCAACGGCAATGCGGCTGTGGCGTTCACAACCAGCACCACACATGGAGAAGTGCTGGGGTTGGGCATCGATGAAGATACGCCGTCCCTCTACTTGGGTACATCCAACGGGTATGTGCTCAAGGCAAGCACGGCCGGATACTACTATTGGGGTAGCGGGTCGCCCCGCGGCGGGGAGATAAACTGCGTGCGGGTAGGCCACGGTGGGTACGGATACTGCGTGCGTGGGTCAGAGAGGTATGTGGAGAAGTTTGCTTTGAACGACGGCAGCAACGAGTGGAGTATAAGGCCCGCTGCTGGCCCGGTTGCACGATCTGTGGCCGTTGATCAATTCGGCCACGTATGGGCCACATTCCAGGTGGCAGGGTCGTCTGCCCACAACAAAGTGAGGCGGTATAACTCAGCCGGAGTTGAGCAGTGGGATTGGCAGCCATATTTGACGGCGCAAATGTACGGCATGGCCGTCAAGCCTGGCATAAAAGCGGCTGGATTTTAGGAGAAGCAATGGACAAACCTGTAACTGAGGCACTCTGTAAGGCGCGGACTGAAACAATGACCACCAAACTAGACGCCATCGCGCAAGACGCGGCGCTGTCCCGAGAAGTGGGTGGCAAGATCATGCGCAGGCTGTTCGAGGGCAATGGAGTAGAGGCCCTCGATGTGCAAATCCAGCGCAACACTGAGTATCGCGTGCGAGAGGCAGACAGGGCAGAGGCGCGCCGCAGGTTTGAATGGGCGCGGAAGCTCGGGTGGGCCACAGCGGGGATGGGCTGGTTGGTTGCCGTGCTCCTGTGGTGGCTGTCCCAAACCTTGTGACGAGGTGTGCCCCGGGTGTTTAATGCAGGCAGTAGGGAGGTGAAATCATGGGAGTTAGTAAGCTACTCAGGTCGATTTTGGCATCGCTGACGAAGAAGTTGCTGTTGGTTGGCGCAGTTCTCGCAGTTTGGGTGCTAAGATCTATTTTGCCAGAGGGTGTTGCATGGGCAGCAGCCAGAATGATATTGGGTCTGAACAGCGAGTATGCCGGCAGGGAAAAATGGCTAATCGCGTACTGGACTGGGAACGAGGAGTGACGGCATGGAGACGCGAAGAACAACCAGGGCCGTGCTATTGTTATTGACTCTGGTGCTCGCAGTGGGCCTGGCCGGCTGTGAGCTAATAAGCAACTTGGTAACACCGGGCGGGGGAGATCCTGTTCCCCTGGAGGTGTTCTTGGTTATACGGGGGCAGCGGGTGGTGTCTGCCCGTGAGCATCCGGTTGACGCATTGGGCGGCCTGCCTGTTGGTGTTTGGGCGTCTGAGGCCTGCTACATTGACTGGGGCGACGGGTCGCCAGTGAGTGAGCTGCTCGCTGCCGGCGAGACACCGCACCTGTACCTGCGGCAGGGGGAATACGATATACGGTGTTGGACGGACCCGGATGGTGGCGGGTGGCGCGAGGCCACCCTGTCGCTAGATGTCACTAACATGAACCCGGTCATCGGGCGCTATTTCTGTTCCGACCCGACCCTGTCCTGGAGGCAGAACCTTAGCGTGTGGCTCAATGCGCACGTTGGGGGATGCAACGGCGCCACGGGCGAGTATCTATACGACTGGGGCATGATGGACCCAGATGGAGACGAGACCAGGGTGCGCTGGAACGTGGATCTAGTACAAGAGATCCTGGTGGATGGCGCGGTGGTGCGGTATGAGTTTGTTGAATCGTGGACCGTGTTTAGTGGCCACGACCGCTCTGTGATATCGAACAAATGGGCCGACGTGTGGGCCATATGGTTGCAGGTCGGCTATGCGGGGGCGCTGGCACCGTTCCCATTCTTAACCGTTCCCTACGACTCGTTGGTGCCAGAGTATCGTGACGAATCGGTGTGGGGCGAGCTGGGCATTAAAGACTGGGGCGGGCCGGATTGGCCCGATTGCGGCGACTGCGACGACCCGGAGGAGCCGGACCCAGATCCCGAGCCAGACCCCGAGGAGGAGAGGGGCGCGTGCCTGATGCGCGTCAAACAAGAGGTAATGGACCGATGGGGTGGCTATAAACACCAAATTTGGTTCATACCGTTAAACGGATGCACGGCCGGGTGTCAAACGGCACCGCCGGCGTTGCCGCCGGTCGTCGGCCCGGGCATTCCGTGTGGGCAGTAACCGGACAAGGAGGATGCAATGAAACGAATGTTATTGGTATTGTCGCTGTTTTGCGCGCTGGCCCTGATGGCCGCGCCAGTGGCCGCAGGCCCCGACCTGCACGTGAAGTGGATGTACTACGATGGTAGCTCAGTGTTCGCACCGGGCGCCGGCATCTACTGGCTGGGCAGCACACCGTGGGGCTTCATGGTGGAGCACTCGTTTGTCGGGCTAGAGTTTGAATCGGCCGAGAAAGGGTGCGACACGTGCGCCATTGGCGAAGTACGATCTGTCATGAATGGATTCTGGGATGCGCAAGTGCTATATGACATCAGCCTTGGTGGCTGCAATCCGGGACCATGCGACAAAGGCAAACTGCGTCTGGGTGTGGGCCTTGGAGTTCCTGCCTACCTCGGCGCCAGTTCCGTACATGGTGTCCAGTTTGGTGCGCCGGAAGCTGGCATCACCGCAGGCATTGGCTATATCTTCGACATGTTTGACGGCAAGCTGAAGGACTGCGCTGTCCGGTGGGAGCTGTACTACAACTGGAACCGCAACGACCTGGGGTCAGGCATCTCGGTACATGTTGATATGTTCTCGCTGGGCGATTGGATTCGGGGCCATGGGCCTATCGAGCCTGAACCGGAGCCGCTGGCGACCAGAGTCATCGACCTATGACACTGCTGGAGGCGCTGCTCTGGTTGCTGGCAGGTGCAGCGATTGGGGCACTGCTTGGTCTCCTCGTGACAGGGGCAATCTAACACACTTCGCGTCACCTCCGAAGTGCACCACGCGAGCGGGGCGGGTCTCAACAGCCTGCCCCGTTGCGCTATCTCCCATGCGTCCACCCCATAGGGTGGAGACACGCCACCTCACCGGGCCGCACTCCTGTATACTTGCACACATCGATGCGATGTGATAAAATTTGGGTGCAGGGGAGGGATGGCCCCTAACCTGCCCATCGTAGGAGGTGGGTTATGCGACGATTTACAACAGTATCAGCTTCGGCTGTCAAGCAGTGCACCACAGAAACGCCAGGAATGGCCGCAATATACCATGTGCGGCCGGAAGCAGGGCAGCCGCGCTTGGTAGAGCAGTTCGGCGACGACGGCACCGGGATCTATGAAATTGGCGGAGGCATGACCGTACAACAGATATCCGTGCACCACGCTGGCGACTACACCATCGCTTGGCCAGAGCTGGCGATGGGCCAAGCGATGGCGATACATGTCGGCGGGGAATCCCTCGGCATAGTGGCGGTGTTCGAAACTGGGGAGCGTGTTGACCTGGTCGGCCCAAACGTCTCGGGGGTGTCTCGATGAGCGAACGCAAGCTGTGCAAGGCAGACGTGACGGTGTTTACTGGCACTTGGCGAATCTCACATGCGCTTAGCGGCCCGCGCGGCCGTGGCAACTGGGGTTTCAGGCTGTCTAACAATGTGGGCGCACCTTCGCTGGCTGAGTTCTGGCCCGGGGGGTTGCTGTCGTACACAGAGGCCAAGAAGCGGGCAGTGGCTGAGGCCGCCAGGATGGGGTTCCTTCATGTTGAGGTGCTGCCATGACCAGAGCGATGCAGCGGGAACTATCGCGGATGGCCTCGGCCGACAGCCTGCGGCCCAAGGCACCAGAGGACGAGCTGACCATGCTGGAGCTAATAGAGGAGGTGGCGTCATGATCGATAGAGATCCGGATGTGAGGTACAGGCAGCTGGCCCAGGGGGCCGGCATCAGCAAGAATCTGCTCATCAAGAAACTGGCGCGCGAGACCGGCGCTGACACATACCCACTACAGAGGGTGCGCAGGCCAGAGCTGGCCAGGCGCCTGGTCGAGGCAGAAATTGAGGCAGGGCTACTGGACGCCAAAGATGGGTGGGGGGAGGACGGCATCGATGCCACACATTAGCGAACAGTTCAAGGTGGGAACATGGTTTGGGGCGGCCGTGTACTGGCACCCGGAGGGCGGGTTGTCGTGGGAATGGGAACACTCGTGGCTGTTGCAGTTCAGCGACCCCACGACCCAATATGAGCAGATTGAGTGGCTGCCAGCATCCCAGCTGCACGATTTGGCGGTGGAATGTGCCGGCTCGCCGTGGGTGTTTAGCCGGCTGCTTGGCACCGTACTGGAGGTGCGAGAGGCAGGCGGGAAGTGGGACATCTCAGAGGAGGCAATGTGTCAATCGTGATCTGCATGAATGACAGGGAGAAGGCGCTGGTGCGGGCCGGCCAGCCAGACGCAGCAAAGCAGATGTTCAGAGAGCGCACTGGCGCTGGGGCGTATTGCGCCAAGCAGGAAGTGCGGCGGGTGCTACTTACGATGCGCAAGGAGGTGGGCCATGGCCCAGAGGAAAGTGGGCAGTCAGGGCAACCAGGTGCGCGTGACGATGTCACTGCACAAGGACAGGGATGACGACATCCGCAAGCGCCTGAGCAAAGAGGGAGACGTGAGCGCATATCTCAGGTCTCTGGTGCGGGCAGACATGGGCGCAGAACAGAACGAGCAAGACAGACTGGACGACCAGTCTAAAGGGAGGAGCTAATGGCACATCCTAGCGCAGGACCGAACCCCACATTCCCGGCTATAGGCATGACGGCCTGGGCCAAGGTGGGCAGATGGTGGCAGAAGGCCACAGTGGTGAAGGTGCCAGAGCCTGGCGAAATCGTAGACGAGGTGCGCCGCTCCGGCGACAGAATCAAATGCGTCATCCATAAGAAAAAACGGGATCAAAAGCACGACTGGGTCAAGCGAGATTTGGTGGTGCCTAGAGACAAAGGCAGGAAGGGCGACGACAAGCCAGCGTAGGAGGCTGCAAATGGCAACAAAGAAGCCAGCAAAGAAGCCAGCAAAGAAGGCGCCAGAGTCGGGCCATGTGATCGAGTTGCAGGTGTCGAATTACAAGGGAGTGAAGGAGATGCGCGTGGTGCTGCAGCCAGGCACCAACATTGTGGGCGGTAAGAATCGGGCCGGCAAGTCGTCAGGCCTGGACGCGCTGGCCAACATCTTCGGCGGCAAGAAGCTGACGCCCAAGGCACCGGTGCGCATGGGCACCGACGGGTTCAAGCTGCAGGCGGTGCTAAAAGAGCTGGGCGTCACCATTGTACGAGAGGGCAAGATAGGCGAAGATGGCAAGCTGCGCGAAAAGCTGGTGGTGTCGGATGCCGCCGGGTTTAAGGCAGAGCGCCCGCAAGAGCTGCTGGACAAGTTGTTGGACGCCCACGCCATCCGGCCAGAGGCGTTTGATGAGCTAAAGCCCAAGGAACAGGTGGAGCTACTGCGATCCATCGCTGGGTTGGATTTCGCCGAGGCTGACGCGCAATATCAGGATCTATACAACAAGCGCCGGGATGCCAACGTTGCGCGGCAGTCAGTGCATGGCCAGATTGAGGCTATGGGGCCGGTGCTAGGTGGCACCCCAGACGAGCCGATCAGTGTTGGTGCACTGCTGGAAGAACTGGCAGAGATCGACGCCATCAACCGGGCCAACGACGAAGCGAGGCGTGTCCTAGAGGAGGAGGTGCGCCGGCTGGCCACAAGCAAGGGCGAGGTAGAGCGCCTGACGCTGGAGTTAGTAGAAGCCAAAAAGCGCGTGGTTGCTACATCTAAGGCAGTAGACAATGCCAGGGCAGCAGTTGACGGCCTTGAGTATCGCGACAGTGAGGCTATCAAAACGCAGTTGGATAACGCCGAGGAAATCAATGCCGCCGTGACCAAAAAGAAACAGCGGGCAGAGCTGGTGCGCAGATATGAAGATTTGTGCGAGGCGTGGGCAGCGTGTGACGGCGCCATGGCCAAGCTAGTGGCAGACAAGGAGGCCAAAATAGCCGGCGCTGGTCTGCCTGTGGATGGCCTGTCCTTTAATGACGACGGCGTGCTACTTAACGGGCTGCCGATTGACCAGGCGAGCCAACAAGAGCGGTCTCGGGTTAGCGTTGGCGTGGGCCTCGCCTTGTCGCCAAAGGTGCGGCTAATACTGGTGCGCGAGGGGTCGCTGTACGATGACGACAACCTGGCTAACCTAAACGCCATGGCGCTGGAGCATGACGCCATCGTGGTGGTTGAGCGGGTGATGAACGACAAGGAACAGGCAGAGGCAGAAGGGGCCGTTGTCTTCATGGAAGACGGGGTCGGGTACGTTCAGGAGGTTGACGGTGACTAAACTAGCGTGCGAACTGTTGTCGGGGCCGGGGCAAGAGCTGCGCGGCGGTGTGCCGGGTGCGCTGCTGTGTGACTGGCAGATAGGCGTGCTGGCCAAGGCCGGCATGATCAAGCCATACGTGGCAGAACAGGTGCGCTACGACAGCGAATCGGTATCTAAGATGCTCAGGGTCGCAAGCTTTGGGCAGGGGCCTGCCGGGTACGATGTGCGCCTTGGCGTGGACTTCTCCCGGTGGGATGAGTCGGTCGATTTTCTGGACCCGCACAATATGCCGGGCGAGGACCAGCTGCATCGGTGGCGCCAGGAATCGGGGGCAATTATAGTTAGGGCCGGGGAGAAGGTGGATGGCGTCACGATGGAGACGTTCGACATGCCCGGGGATGTGCAGGCAACCTGCAAATGTAAGTCAACGTATACCAGGCTTGGCCTGACTACACAGACGACTGGGATCGAACCGGGATTTCAGGGCACCATAACAGTACAGCTCATGAACAACACGAGGCACGACATTAAGGTGTGGCCGCAGCAAGGCATCCTGCAGGTTCTGTTCTGGCAGATAGCGGTCCCAACCAGCACCTATGGCGGGTCATTCCAGGGGCAGCGCGGCGTAGTTACGCATGCCGGCCAAGTAGGTGAGGGGTGATGCCAGAGAACATGCCTCGCGTGGCGAATGGTAGTGAAGGGCGCATTGGGCGCACAGAGTACATCGACGGCACCTCCCGTTTTAACGAAGAGGCAAGGAGCAACATGAGTTCAAGTGATCTGCGGGTAGAGTTTGAGCGAGACATTGACGCAGTGGTGGGCACACAATACGGAGACGAGGGCAAGGGCATGGTCGCCAAGCTGCTGGCAGACGGTGGGTTCTACGATGGCGAGCCATATCGATGGACAGCCAGGGTCGGGGCGCAGAACGCGGAGCATCGATTTATCCACCAGGGTGCCGAGTTCTGCGGCCGGGTCCTGCCATCGGCTGCTGCATTCCGCGACATCGACGTATACCTGGGTGCCGGGCACTGCTTCAGGCCGGACCACCTGCTCACTGAGATGGTGCATATGGGGGTGGCGCCAGAGCGCATCATGGTAGACGGGCAGGCCATGTGGTTGAAGCCGGAGCACGCAGCCGCCAATGAAGTCATCGGCCAGGCACGCGGCACCACAGGGTGGGGCATTGGGGCGGCAGTGGCCGAGAAGGTACGGAGACGGCCAGGAACACAGCTCATACGAGATGCGGCCGACCTGTTGCCCGGCATCCGCATCGGCAGCGTGTCTGATACCCTGATGGGTGTGGATGGGCCGGGGCTGGTTGAAGGGTCGCAGGGGGCGTTGCTGTCTCTGGACCAGGGAGATTACCCATACTGCACGGCCAAGAATGTGACGGTCCCAGCCATGTTCGGCGAGCTGGGCGTGTCGTTCAAGCGTCTGCGTTACGTGTTTGGCGTGGTGCGGTTGGTGCCGATGCGCGTTCCTGGCGAATCCGGGCCGGCAGGAGGCAAGGAACTATCGTATGACGAGATTGAGCAGTCAACCGGGCTGCGCATCCCCAAGAGCAAGCGCATGCAGGGAGACGCCACCAAGGAGACCGAGGAACGCGTGTTCGAATTTAGCATGGATGAGCTGCTGACGTCTCATGGTCTGAACGGGTACGACGGCCTGGCAGTCACATTTGCCGACTATCACCGGCCGGGTAATTACCGAGTAACTGAGTGGGACAAGCTGCACGAGGACACCCGCAAGCTAATCATGCAGATCAATGACACAATAGCCCCGGTGTTCCTGGTGCGGACAGGCCAGGGCGAGCACGACAACATTTGGTTGAAGGATGGGAGGCCAGTGTGAGTGAGAAGACGCTCAAGCAACATCTATCTGAGGTGATGGCCAAAGCAGGTTATGTGCAATACGACGGCAAGGCCCCCGCTACGGCGGGGGGCTTCTCGTTCGCGTCTGCCGAGGCCGTGTTTGGCAAGGTGCGCAAGGAGCTGGCAGCGCGTGGTATCTGCATATCCGGCGACTCTGCGCTGGAGCACTACAGTGTAGACGGGAAGATGTCTCAGGCTGTGATCAAGAGCACCATCACATTCCACCTGGGAGACGAGGAGCTATCTGTGTCGGCCCATGGAGAGGGCAAGACCACCGGAGGCAAGGCAGTCATGGTGGCCAATACTGCGGCCAACAAGTACGCTGTGGCCAAGTTGCTGTTAATGTCGTGGGGCGATGATGCCGAGTTCCTGGAGGACGACGATGCCATCACGCCGGCCGCCAGCGAGTGGATGGTTAAGGCCCAGGCTGCAGCCAACAAGGCCAAGGGAGATACAAAGAAGTTTAGCGGATGGTGGGCCACGTTCGGGGATTCAGTCAAGGAGGAATGCGGCAAGGAGCAGGCAGCCCTGGTCTATGATGCCTACACCATCTTGCTGCGCGAGATGGGAGGTGGCGCATGAGAGAGCTGAAGTTTGAGCAGCATACACCAGAGTGGCACGCAGTGCGGGCCAGCATGCCAACCGCATCTGAAGTCAAGCGAATTGTCACCACCAAGGGTGAAGTATCGAAGCAGCGGCAGGCGTACATGTACTCTTTGGCTGCCCGCAGTGTGTCGGGCGTTACCATAGAGGGGTATCAGTCTAAATCAATGGAAGAAGGCATACGCAGAGAGGCCGAAGCCCGCAGGGTGTATGCCATGTTCCGCGAAACACCAGTGCAGGAGGTCGGATTCTGCATCAGAGACATAGAGTCAGCGGACGGCCAAGAGATCATAGCCCAGGCCGGGTGCAGCCCAGATGGGCTGGTCGGGGAAGATGGTGGGCTGGAGCTTAAGAATCCGGAGGATGGTACCCACGCCGGCTACCTGCTCAGCAACCGGTTGCCCACCCAGTATTTCATACAGGTGCAGACCTCGCTGTGGGTAACGGAGCGCCAGTGGTGGGATTTCGTGTCTCACTATCCCGGCCTGCCGCTGTTTGTCGTCCGTGTGTACCCGGATGAGAAATTCCACGCGGTGCTCGATGTTGAGATACCCAGGTTCTGCGCAGAGCTGGAAGAGGTGCGGCAACAGCTGCAAGCCACACAGGGGCAGCTGGCAGTGGAGGTGGGCGCCGCTGTAGAGGGCGCCGATGGCAAATTGAGCTTCGGCCCCAAGTAGGAGGACGACATGGCAGATAAGGCAGTTACGCGGACGGCAATGCTGCGGCGTGTTAAAGAAAAGGTAGGCCAGAACGGGCCGTTCTTGGTGCTTACTGTGGAGATAGACGGCGAAGGCCTGTTCTGCAACCTGTTCGACCAGTGGTACTGGGAGGAGGGGTCAGCGCACGACATCCAAGACTACGCCAATAAGCCGGTAATAGTCACGTACGAGGAGGTGCAGAAGGGAGACAAAACATTTAGGAATGTGCTGCACATCGAACCCGACCCCACTATCATAGAGGATGCTGAGGCGTGGGTTAAACCAGCAGATGGCATGGGAGACCGCAAACCATCCAAACGAGCTGACGCGGATAGGCAGGCGCTGGCTCAGTTCCTGCAGGCGTGCGCTGATGTGTTTGGTGCGCTGGCCTTGGCGGCCAACACAGCCCGCAAGGACATACTGGGAGGTGAGTAGCGTGGCGGCTAGAGAAGAGAAGGCGCTTAGTCTGTTGATACGGACGTGCCGGGACCGTGGCCAAGACACCAACGGTAAGCAGTTCTTCACGCTGGCCGTGACCGGGGATGGCAAAGATTTCGAGGTCAATTTCTGGCCGCACTCCTGCTCGGTGGTCGGCACAGACCTGGACATCCGCAACTTTGTTGGGCGCGCTGGGAGGGCGCGCCTCCGGCGCAGCTCGGATGGCCAATTCTGGTGCTGTGAGGAGTTTACGCCGTTAGCAGTCATGGAACAGCAAGGGGCAGCGGTGCCGCCACTGGTGTTGCGCGACATGTCAGATCTGGAGGTATGCGCCAAGCTGTTGGACGTGCTGAAACATTCAAATGGCACGTGGGTGCACGAGTCTATGCTGGGCGGCCCCATGTCCGGCCGGATGCGGCGCGAAATATCTGATGATGAGCTGCGGCGCGCAGCAGAAGCACTAAAGGCGCGGTGTGAGCGAGATGGCAGCAAGATTCCATATTTGTTGCACATCCAGCATCGGCCGCATCAAGGTGGCGAGCGCCTGTGCTACAGGCTCGTGCGCAAGGAAAGGGAGGCCGTCGCGAACGGCCAAATGAGTCTGTTAGGAGGCATGTAATGTCAGGAGAGAGTTATTGTAAAAGGTGCGTGCACAACAGTGGCACGAAACCGGGGGAGGACCGCTGTGACCACATAGGCGCGTGTACTGTCATCCTGCGAGATGGCGTGGTCTGCCGTGAAGAGATGGCAGAAAAGGTGGGCGTGCGTGTGCACTCGGCAGGATTTCGATTCCAATCATTCGATTGGCCGGAAAAATACGACGGCGTGTACATAACCTATTGTGCTGGTTGGGCAGCCGAGAAGCCACAGCCTGCAGCGGCGGCCATGTACTGGGCGCAGCAGGCTGAAGCATACCAGGCGCGCATCGATGAGCTAGAGGCTGCATTGGAACCACTGATACGACCCGAACGGGTACTGGGGTTCACCGCGTTGGACGGCGGTCTAGCACTGGTGCTAACCCTGGATATAGAACAACTGGCGCACGCATGGTGCACGTGGCATGAAGGACGGGAGGTACGCGATGGCAAAGACAAATAAAGAACTACAGGCCGAAGTGTTGGAGCTGCAGGAGAAGTTGGAGCAAGCCACCAGCGGTGCGGGGGGCACCGGGACTGCGGTGCTACAGTCTGAGCTAAAGCAGGCGCAGGAGGCGCTGCGGGTGACGGTGCTCAAGAATGCGGAGCTAGAGGAGTTAGCCAGGCAGTTGCAGGCAGAGATCGACGCCCACTCGGGTGGCACAGTGCAAGACGATGATGCGGTGAGGGCCGCAACGATGAGAGAGCAGGTGCTGTTGGACGCGCTGCGGCCGTTCGCCGGCATAGCCAAATCAATCCTGCCGATGATGGACACGAGGCGGCTCAGTGCCATGGATGTTGGGGTGTCGCGGTCTTCTCTGGTTGGGGCAGTGTCCTTGGTTGACCCAGCGTGGCGCCCTCCCGGGAGCACAGACGATGTCGGAGAGTAAGCACGAGGCCACAATGCGCATGGCCCTAGACGCGGTTGGGTGCCCGCACATGGAGCAGGAGCACAAGTTTGACAACCGCACCGGCGACGGCCTGCCGCGCGAGTGGAGGCTAGATTTGGCGCATCTGGATACAAAGGTGTGCCTAGAAATAGACGGCGGCGAGCATGCCAAAGGCCACCAGGGGAAGCGTAGAGCGGAGGACTACGAGAAGCGCAATGAGGCAACCCGGCAGGGATGGCGCGTGTTTCAGTTGACCGGCCAGCAGGTGCAGCGCGATTGCATGGTGTGGGCGCGAATGCTCAAGGAGTACATCGAATGGAAGCTAGACACGCGGATATAGCGACCTTGCAGCCACACCAGGCTGCAGGATAAAATTTTGGTAGTGGGCGGCCCTTCGCGGGCCTCCTCGGCTCATCCTACGAGCGGATGCGGTCGCCCACCACCTTTTCGTAGGGAGGTATGTAATGACACAAGATCTTTCGCCCACCACCCTGGATCAGACACCAGTGACAGGTTGGGCGCTAATCCCACCGGCAGTCGCTGCTAGTGACGTACTCACACCTTTACAGAAGCTAGTGCTGGGCAGGATCATGGGCCTGGTCGGGCAGCGCGGATATTGCTTTGCATCAAACTCATTCTTGGCACGAGGCCTGGGCGTTCGCCCCGGCACCATCACCAATGTTGTTTCTGCGCTGGTCAATGCCGGCCTATTGCGCCGGGAGCAAATCAAAGATGACAAGCAGACAGTAGAGCGCCGGTTGTGGCCGATATTCGCCGGGGGGGTACCTCACGTAGAAGGTAGGGTACCTTCGGAGAGTGAGCACGATACCGGGGGGGTACCTTCGGGGAGTGGAGTAGAGGGTAGAAGTTCAAAAACGAGGGTAGAAAAAAGCGCGCATGACATCCTTGAATATCTGAACGCAGCAACGGGCAGGACAGGGGCAGAGAGGTTTGCCAGCCCCGTCGGAATTACCGCCAGGCTGAAGGCAGGTGTCTCTCTCGACGATGCGCGGTTGGTCATCGACCACAAAGTGGCTGAGTGGGGCGACAACGAGGAGATGTGCCCATTCCTGCGCCCACAAACGCTATTCGGCAAAGAGAAGTTCCCAGGATACCTGGCTGCCGCACACAGGTGGGATAAGAATGGTAGGCCGATGCCGAAGCGCAGGAGCAAGGTGTCCATTGGGCAAACGACACAGGGCCAGGGGGCTAGCCAGTACGCTGGATTAGTGCAGGGTGGTGCCTCATGATACGCGGTGGCAAGATGGGGCGCACATACTCTGGCTGTACGTTCGACAATTTTGATGCCTACACGCGGGAATTGGTGCTGGCCATGGACGCTTGCAGGGCCGTGGTCGATGGAACCTCTAGGGGGGTCATATTGCTCGGCAAGGTCGGCACCGGCAAAACGCATCTAATGGCTGCCTTGGCCAAGGAGTTTGCCGGCATGCGGCCACAGGCGGCAGCGTTCACAGAGCCTGCAGACATGGTTCCTGTCCCGAGCCTGCGTGAGCTGGCAAAGCAGGCAGACAGCGAAGCAGACTGCGACCAGGGACCAACGTTGTCGCAGAGCGAGATGGGCAGCACCAAGTGGGTAGAATATTGGCCCGTGCTGGACCTGGTTGACGCACTGCGCGAGGGCTTGAGTGACCCAGGTAAGAAGATGGTTGCCACCAGATGTGGCGACTGTGACTTGCTGGTGCTGGACGACTTCGGGCAAGAGCGGGAGACACCATTTGCGTTTGAGGAGCTGGCGCGCATCCTGGACTGGAGGTATCGCGATGACAGGCCTATAGCGGTCTCGTCTAACCTGACCGTAGAGGAAATCGTGGCCAAGTATGGCGAGCGGCAGATATCGCGATGGGGGCACCGGTGCACCATAGTGGCCGTCACCTGCGCCGATTTCCGAATAGGGGGCAAGCCATGCGCAAATTAGCGATAAATCAACCGCTATACACGATGCGCGAAACGTCCCAGCGTCTGAATGTTCACGAGAAGACTGTGCGCATAATAGCTAAGAAATTTGGGTGGGAGCAAGTGGTTACAACCAGGCGGGGCCGCGAGCAGGAGTGTTATCGTCGGGAGGATGTGCAGGCGGCCCGCGAATGGATGAGCACTCTGCCAGGCCCCGGCGCGCCGTGTAGGCCAGAAGAGCGTGGGCGTGCAGCTGCCCTAGTTGAATGGGCCGACAGTTTGGACGCGTGGCCAACTGAGGCCGAGATTCGCGCCAGGATGTCGCACGTGTATCGGTTTAAAGATATCTGCAGCATAATAGAGAACAGGCCGGCGCGGGGCAAGCCGAAACTAAGCAGGCAGGGGGTCAGGCACGCATACCACACTAGTACGGGGAGGAGACATGGCGCAAGCGATCTGTAAAACCTGTAGGCATTTTTCATTCGTTAGGGAGACACGGGCTGGGTATCAGGGGTGCTGCTGGCATCATTCTCCACCGTGGGATCAGACATGGTCTTTGGGGTACGAATCGTGTTCAAATTGGGAGGTGAAGCAGGATGTCGTTGAGCAGCAAGGTGCGCAAGGCAGTGATGGAAAGAGACCATAGGGAGTGCCAGTTCTTTTGCGGCGGCCAGCCGGCCACGCAGGTGGCACACAGAGACCACCAGGGTGCAGGCGGGCTGCCTGTGTCCCACTGGAAGAATCAACCTCCTAACCTGGCAGCGGCGTGTGACCAATGCCATGGCAGGCATCAAACAGAGCTGCTGTGGGTGGAGTTCGAGCCTGCCGATGTCGGCGACGATGGCGAGGTGCTTGATGTCGGGCGCATGGTGGTGCGCACGCTGGATGGCGAGTTGGTGCCCGAGGAGAATTTGTGGTTCTACCAGCGGTGGGTGAAACGGGCGGCCGAGCTGGCGTCGAAGTCTCTGCAGACCATCGGGGTGATTGACAACCTGGTCGGCCAGATGATGCACGATCTCAGGCTGGGATCTCACATGTTGCCCGAGGGCGGCGAGTTTGACCAGTACGTGTCGTCGCTGGGGTGGGACCCTATCAAAGCGGGCAAGGTAGCTGACGCCTTCGAGTGGGCGCTGGAATTTGGTGGATGGCCAGAGGGCGTGCCATACTCCAAGATAGAGCTATTGTTCAACACCGACTGGGCGCCATTGAAGTCGATGGACGGGGAGGTTGCTGCAGACAACTGCCCCCAAGCGTACCTACAGCGCGCCCGAGGCGGTTCGTCATACTCGTCATTGCAGCAGGAACTGCAGGAGGCGAAGCTGGCCCAGGCCAACATGCGTAACTACTTGGTGGGGGACATCGATGCCCTATTCAAGGCTGGGGCGTTAATACGCACCAGTGAGGAGTTGAGGCTGCTGAGGTTGGCTGGTGCCCGAGGCCTGGGGGTGCTGAAGATTAACGCATTTAAGGGCCGGCTAACGTTCCAGCGCGGGCGCGATGCGGGGCTGGTGGATAAAGCCAACCCAGCGCGCAGGATACATCCGATGTCGCTGGACGATTTCGCAGAGGAGGCAGAATGAAGATTGACGGAACTCCATATAGTGAAGAAGAGGCATTGCGGATGGAGGAAATTGAGGAGTTACATAAAGAACTCTCAGCCCTAGAGACTGCCATTGCCGAGAAGGATGATGCGTTAAGGGTTGGCATTGAGACTGTGCGGCGTTTTGATGTTGTATCCGGTGCTGCATTTGCTACGAACCCGCAAGGATCAAGAGCATACGAGGCAGTATGCGCGTTGCGAGGTTGGGCTAATCCGTCATTCGGGAAAGCCCAAGTAGCCCTCTCCTCCGAGCCGACCGTCGAGGTGGTGGTTCGTGCCGACGAAGCCATGCGCAGGGAGACGATTGAGGAATGCAAGTTAGCAGTTGCTAACGCATTAGTTGCTGGCACGCCACCTCTGGAAGCTCTTTGCGCCCTAGTCAAAGGAGGAGCATGAAAGTCATCTGCCCATATTGCCACAGACCAGCAGAGTTGGTTGATGGCAAAGCGATATATCCATCGCGCCCTGATTTGTACCAGAAGAAATTTTGGCTATGCACACTGTGTGACGCCTACGTTGGTACGCACAGGGGCAGCAAAGCGCATAACCCGCTGGGTCGCCTAGCAAACGCAGAGCTTCGACGCGCCAAACAAGATGTGCATCGCGTGTTTGATCCGTTATGGAAGACAAAGCAGATGACGCGAAACGAAGCTTACAGGTGGTTGGCTGAGGAACTAGGCATTGATCGAAAGGAATGTCACATTGGCATGTTTGATGTAGATCGATGCCGACAGGCATTTGAAATCGTAATGCAACTCAAGAGGCAATAGACCGCATTGGAGGTGGATGATGGGTACATGTGTGTGTGGAAGACCATTCGCAGAATGCGAGCAACTAGAAGATGGGCGCTTGTATACGTGTAGCGAATGTGGATCGACAGAATTTGAACCATTCGAGCGTGACGCCTGACCAACCGAAGAGGTGGATGATGGCGAACCTACAGAGTGAGATATCTCGCGTTGTCCGCGAGGTGCCGGTCACCACAGCGCTGCTGACTCGTCTGCGGTTTACTAGCGGATATGAGAAGCAGGCAGCGGATGCCAGGGCAGAGCTGCACCAGGTCTATACTAAGCTGGCACTCCTGCAGGCTGGGATGTCGGCCATGCTGGAAATGCTGCTTGTGTGTGACGGAGACATGGAGCAATATGGCATGATGTTGGGGATAACATTTGGCGCCGAGGTGCCCGGCAGGGACATGGCGTGGCTGTTAGGGAAAGATGGGGAGGCTGGCAATGGAAGCTAGGGAACCGAAGCAGGAGGCGCCTGGTATCACGGTGTCGGTGTTAGAAGGAAAGCAGGTGGAGGCGCCATATCTGAGGATGTTGCGTTTGGTGCGGGTGACGCCAGGCACCGGGGAACCGGGCGATAGCGGGTTTGTGCCGGCCATGCGCGAGGCGCTGGATTTCAGGTCTGGAGAGTGGGTCGAGATATTGATAGGCGAGGATTTCCCGGAGGGCACCACTACGATAGTGCAGGCAGACACCGCGGTCAGAATGTTCCTAGACCTAGTGGACTGCGTGCGGTGCGGGAAGACCCATGCGCGACTGCCGATATTCGACCTAGATGGCAGCCCCGACTACAACTGCTGGTGCATGTGCCCGGAGACGCAGCAGCCAGTCATGCTCTCTGTGCAGGGCGCAGACGAGCCGCCAAAGCTGGTAGTGCCGGCTTCCAAAGAGATCGTGACACCGTAGGGGGTGTGTTTAAATGTCTAAGAGTAGCAGCCCAGTGATTAGCGGCGTGCTGTTTGTAGGGTGCATCCTGGCTCTGGCCATGCTGTGGTCGATGCTCCGGGGCGGTATTTGACGGATGATACTTCGGTCGGTTATACTCTATATGGCGGGAACGCCCAACGTTCCCCAGGCCTGGGACATGGGGGTCCACAATGGCAGGTGAGAGCAAGACGAGCAAGCGCAGACTAGAGGGCCGCGCACGCCAATCGCAAGCTCTTGAACTGCGGACCACGGGCATGACGTTCCAGGCTATTGCAGACCAGCTCGGATATGCGGGCGCCCCCCAAGCGTACACCGCAGTCATGATGGCTCTGAAGCGGGTGGATGTAGAACCGGCAGAGGAGCTGCGCAATCTAGAGAGCACCCGGATGGACGCTATGTTGGACGGCATCTGGGCCAAGGCGAAGTCTGGAGACGACAAGGCCATCGCCGCAGTGATTAGCATCATGAAGCGCCGGGCCAAGCTAATGGGGCTTGACCTGGAGAAGACGGACGGGCCTGTGGTGGTCGTAGGGCCGCTGGTTATCCAACGCAGCACCCCCGTGCCCGAGGAAACACGAGGAGAGGACAATGAATCGTAGGGATGTCGATGTGTGTGATAGAAATCAGGGCCATGGAAGAGGTATCCTGGGGGTACTATGCCGGTATCCATCGATCAAAGTCAGGATGGCAATCTTGCGGGCCAAGCTCCGGGCGACCAGGCGACGGAGGGCCATGGCGTTCATAGAGGCGATTCCCGAGACACTGACCACGCACAATTGGACCAGCCGGGGCAGCACTATCGAAATCCTGGAGCTGGAACTGATAAATAAGCACGGGGTGCCACATGGCAGGATTACTGAAGACATCGGCATCCACGGGGAGCCGGGTGACTCGCTGGTGTTGGAGCTAAACATGGCGCTGACGGTCGATGGTGAGAAGCTGCCACCCATCCCGGTGTTGATCATCCCCAAGCGTGCCGTGGAGTTGGTGCAGAACACCGCGTTCCAGTTTAAGCGGGAGGTGCGCCATGTCTGAGAACATGAGAGTTCGGCCGGCGCGGGGGCAGCGCCCCATGACGTCTATTAAGGTGCCAGCAATGTCGGCTAAGGCGCTGGCGGCAGAATTAGAGGCGGCCAGGGAGAGGCGGGAATTGCGCCTGGAAATGGCGGCCAGGGACCGTGCAGATCGGTGCGCCAGGCACAACAATCTAGAGGGCGAGCACATGCGGTACTGCGAGGCGTGCGAGGTCGGGTTGGGCATCATGTTGCTGTCGTCGTTTCGCAAGCTGAGGAAATGTAAATATTGTGGCGGGCAGGTGCACTCATGGCACTAGGAGGCAGAGAAATGGCCAGACCAGGCGTGTGGCTTGACGAGGTGGGCCTGATCCCCAGTGCCTTGATGGCGCAGTTGGTCTCTGAGGCCGCGCGGGCGACATATTTCCCGCCACTGTTTGCGCAACATGCCAAGAGACCGAGTGGGCCGGCCTTTTACTGGCAGAAGTACATTGAGGAGGATAAATCACCACCGGAGTAGCGACACCGACCAGCAAAGTGGTCGTGCCTTATCGACACCAGGAGCGGACGTTGGATTCCAGCGCCCGCTTCATTGCGTTAATGGGCGGCACAGGCGGTGGCAAGACGTGGTGGGGGCCAATCTGGATGTACAACCTCATAGCGGGGGATGTAGCGCGGGGTGTCGGGAAGGGCGCCAAGTACCTAGCGGTGGCCCGGACCTATGCCATGGCGTCAGACACACTCATCCCTTTATTCCGGGAGCACTTCGATGGCACGCCACTGCAGGGACACTGGCACGAGCAGAAGGGCAGGTACGAACTGCCGACGGGCGGCACGGTGTTTTTCAAGTCCGGTGACAAACCGCACCGAATCGAGGGGATTCACGCCCGGGGCGCCTGGCTGGACGAGCCTAGCGAGATGCCGGCCTTGATTTGGGTCATCATCCAGAGCCGGGTGGGGCTGTACACGGCGCCTGTCTTGTTCACTGGGTATCCTACCAACATGGGCTGGTATTACGACCAGGTGTTCAGGCCATGGGAAGAAGGCGACCACGAGTACGATGTGATCCAGTTTGACAGCACCGAGAATCCCATGTACTCTGCAGAAGAGATGGCCCGGGCCAAGCGTGTGTTGCCGGCCTGGCTGTATGATATGCGCTATCGTGGGCTGTTCCGCAAGCCGGCTGGGCTTATCTACCCGACGTTTGGGACGCACCAGTACGTAGAGCCGTTTGACATACCTGACGACTGGCCGTCCTATGCCACTGTTGACCCGGGGCTGTTTTACGGGGCTGTGTTTATGGCGTGGCATGAGGGCGTTTACTACCAGTATGACGAGTATTCGACCACGGACCCCAGGTCTGCACAGGCCCATGCGGACCAGATGCGCCCAAAGATCAAGGGCAGTTTCCTAGGGTGGATGTATGACCCGGCTCGCAAGACCGACATATTGAATCTGATCCAGGCGGGGCTGGGGCCATTTTATAAGGCGAACAACGCGGTTAACGCCGGCATAGAGACGACATTGGAAGTGATCGGCACTGACCGATGGAAGATCATGCGGGGCAAATGCCCCAGCACGGTGGACCAGTTCTCTAAGTATAAGAGGCCGACGGACCCTGGCACCGGAGAAGTGACCAGCGACAAGCCACTGAAGAAGGACGACGAGATGCCGGACTGCGTGCGCTACATGTTCCACACGTTGGAGTCGGCGCCGCTGAAGACCAGGGAGGTCGTGGTGGCCAGCCTGGCAGAAGAGATATCTAGCTATTAGAGGTGAAGGATGAGCAATTGGAGCGTGGCGATGTTAGAGGCGGCCAGGGACGTGGCCCAAAAGGTGCCGATCCCAGAGGATGGCAACCCACTGCCGCACCCGGACGCGCTGTGCGGTGCCGTGCTGGCGTTTGCGGTTACAGAGGCCCACAGTTCCGGCGCCCTAACAGAGAACACCAAGCTCTGCGTCAGGCAGGTGGCAGAGCGGTGGCCGATGTTGCTGTGGGGCACTGAGCACAACAAGGCCTGGCGTGGACTTATAGCAGAGGAGGCGGCAGCATGACCACATATAAGAAGGGAATCACGGCAAACATAAACAGCAAGGGGTCCCAGGGGGCGCCGTCAGTCACGCCTGTGGATGGCAGGCCGCCGGCAGAGGGCAGGCTGTTCAACCCCGAGCCTAGGAAATATGGCAAGAATGGAGATGGTCGTGAGGTCGTCACCAGATGTGTGGCCGGCGTGGGCGAGCACAACAACCAGTGCAGGCACAAGCGCGGCTGGGGTCCGGCGGGGCAGTTCTGCAAGGAGCACGCGGTGCAAATGTCCGTCGTGCGGAAATGGCAGTAGTCGGCGGGCTGGCCAGGTACGACTTTAGGCCCCCGTTGGCGATTGTTGCGCCATCGATAGGAGGACGGCATGGAGCTACAGGAGAAACGAGTGTTATCCCGGCGGCTAGTCCGGGGCACGTCCGTGGGCGATGTCTACCTGGTGGTGGCCGAGGGGCCGGTGCCAGGAGACGACAGGCCGCACATATTCTCGATGGTGATGCCGGTGGACATGATGTATCGGTGGGAGAGGTTCGAGGTGGGAAGGGGTGACGCATGAGAGGTGGATTCCTTAGTGGCAGGCGTAAAGAGTCGATGATATACAGGGGCAAACCGGGCCGGGCAGGCAGCAAGCGCAGGGCCAGTGCGCGCGGGATCTTTTTACGGTCGAAGCTGTACACTGGTGCGAACAAGCCAGGTAGGAATGAGCCATGCCCGTGTGGGTCGGGCCTGAAGTTCAAGAAGTGCCACGGGTCGCCGACGCGGTCCATGTTTAAACAGGCATAGGGGGAGAAATGGCAGGAGACACGCCCAAGCGCGAGACAGTGGCAGGCCTAAGCGCCAAGTTATCAGAGGCACAAGAGACAAATGCGGTGCTGCTTGCTAACATGCAGGAGGCTGTTGCCGAGCTAGAGCTGGCGATTGAGGATCAGGGCTGGCTCAAGTCCGGATCTGGTGCCACGATGCGCGATTTCTCCAGGGACGGGCTGCGCGCCATTTGCCGCGAGTCGTTCCTGTTCTACGAGAAGAATCCGCTAATCCATCGGGCAGTGCTCCTAGAGAAGGACTATGTGTTCGGGCTGGGCATCACCATCAAGGGAGACCACCCAGGTGTCGATGCTGTTGTGCAGCAGTTCCTGTCAGACAAAAAGAATGAGGCCGAGCTAACCACGGTGCTGCGCATGGCCGAGACCAACACGGACCTGAAGATCGACGCCAACATATTCATTAGGATATTCACCAATTCCATGGGCCGGGTGCGTGTCCGGTGTGTGCCGTTTGACGAGATTGAGGACGTGGTGTGCAACCCCGAGGATCGGAAAGAGCCATGGTACTATGTGCGCACCAGGCCGGATGGCAAGCAGGAGGCGTTGCCCGACTGGAGATATCGGCCGGCGAACAAGCCTGCCAGCATAAAGCCCGACGCATCGTCGCCATCGATCCCAGTGGATTGGAGCACGCCAATCTACCACGTCAGTGTCAATCGGGTACGGGGCCAGAAATTTGGGGTGTCGGAGCTGTACGCAGCCCAGGACTGGGCACGGGCGCACAACAAATTCCTGTCCGACTGGGCGACCATCGTGCGCTCTTATGCTCGCTTTGCATGGGACGTGGTCAAGAAGGGCAGTGCGGCAGCGAGGGCGGCCCTAAAGAATCAACTGGATTCGGGCATATCTTCAGGGCAACGGGCGCCATCTCCCGCTACTGGGTCGGCAGCCATCCATGACGAGGATGTGCAGGTTAGGCCCATGAAGACAGCTGGCGCGACTACCAGCGCGGACGACGGCAGGCGAATCCTGTTGCAGGTGTGCGCGGCTACTGGCTGGCCCGAGACGTTCTTTGGTGATGTGTCCGTGGGAACGCTGGCTACGGCCAAATCGTTGGACAGGCCGACCGAACTGCGATGCATCAACCGGCAGCGCCTGTGGCAAATGCTGTGGGAGGAGCTGCTGGAGTATGTGGCCCAGGTGGCGGCTGAGCACAAGCTGGAGGGCCTGAGCGGCGGGTGGGCCAAAGGCGACTGGAACGAAGAAGAATTTGTCTGGGGTGTAGATACGACGAGCGATGACCCGGACAAGATGGGAGAGCCGATTGACCCCCACGTGTCGGTGACGTTCCCGGACCTGGTAGAGAGGGACATGAAGGAGTCCGTGGAGGCCATTGTGGCCGCATCGCCACTGATCCCGGATGCCCAGTTCAGCGCTGAGGCGCTGCTGCGGGTGCTTGGTGAGAAGGACATTGAGGAGATCATGGAAAGGATGTTCCCGGATGGCGAGTCGCCAGAGGCGCAGAACATGCGCGACATGGTGGGCAGTCTCCAGGGGGCGATTGATCAGATGGCAGCCGGCCAGGAGCAGGACCGGGCTGAGGTAGTGGGCGCCATGGCTGAGGCGTTCGTAGAAGCAATTCGCAAGCTGCAGGAGGACGATGCCTAATACGGCAGAGCTGACCCGATGTTTCGTGGCACTATATGAGGCCGCATCCGCTTGGGATAGGACCCGGGCGGTAAAGGCTTTAGAGCGCCAATTTGCCGACTGGTTTCAACGCCAGGGGGCCGAGATATTGGACAGGCTGCCCATTATCAAGCATCATTTTGCCGAGGCGCAGACCCAAATGCGGCGCACGTTCCCCACGTGGGCGTCGTTCGCAGAGGCCGATGTGGGCGCGTTCATGGAGGTTAGCTTGCCATCGCTGGACGGGCTGATCGATGACGCACTAGAAGTGACCCGGGACGAGGGCCTGGCGTTTGCCCAGGGTGGCGTGCTGAACGGATACACTGCTGGGTATGAGGATCTGGATAACAACCTGGGCCTGTCGAATGCCTTCAACATGAGTGACCCCAAGGCTATAAAGTGGGCAGAAGAGCGAGCCGGCAGGACGATATCTCAGGTAAACAAGACCACCAAAAAGCGTGTGCGCCAGCTCGTAGAGTATGGCCTGGCCGAGGGCGATAGCTATGGAGAGGTAGGCCGCTCTATCAAGGCGCTGACAGACGACTTTGCGGGCCGGGGCACCGCACCAAGGCACATCAGATCCAGAGCAGAATTGATTGCCGTCACCGAGATGGGCGAGGCATACGAGGCCGGCCAATCGCAGCTGATATCTGACATCGAGTCGGTGGGCGTGCCGATGCTTAAGCGCAGAGCCGGGCCGAACGATGACAGGACGTCTGATGCTTGCAAGGAGGATCTGGCCGCAGGGTGGATACCCAATGACGAAGAGTTCCCCAGTGGCATCATGTCGGGGCTGGAGCACCCCGGCTGCCGACACAGCACCGGCTACCGGGTGGCAGACCTGCCGGAGGACCTGCCCGATGAAGTACGAGATATCTTCGATGCCCCCGCTGCCAAGAAGGCGGTTTCGGCACCGCAGGCTGCAAAACAGGCCCCCGGTGGCGTGCAGTCCGCACGGATGCCCAACTGGTCAGAGATGACGCCGGCCGAGATGCGCGGGGCTATAAAGATGGCAGACGATATTATGTCGGACGAAGCGGCCAAGTATGCGGCCCATCTAAAGGCAGGCCTGGACCCGGACGATTTTGACTGGTCTGAGTGGAAGAGGGCGCAGAAGCTGTTCGGCCGGAAGCCGACCAACCTGGCCGTGGACATGATGTCGGACGAGGAATGGCTGTGGCTGCGTGACCTGACCGACGAGGAATATCAGATTCTTAGAGACTGGCAGGCGGGCTACTCCACCAATCTGAGGCTGGCACAAGCCGGGCGCATGGACGAGGCGCTGGCCAAGTTGCAGGATCTCAAGCCGGGCGCCACCATGGACGACCTGGAGCTGAATCTGTCACGATTCGAGTCTGCGCTGGCCAAGGCGCCCAAGCAACAGTATGACGAGGTCTACCGTGGGTTGTACAACATTAGCGATGATGCCATGGAGGCTATGTCACAGGTAGATGATGTGGTGCGCATGCAGGCCACAGGCAGCATGACCAAGGACCTAGATGCTGCGCGGGCGTTTTCGCTGGGCAAGGCCGACGACGGGCACGCGGTCATATTGCGATTGCAAAACGCCGATGGCGTGGACATGCGGTCGATCTCTGGCA